TAACTGTAAACTCTTACAGAGAGAAATTTCTAAACATGATAGTTAACTCAGTGTTTATGCATTGCCACTAATGTAGCTATACAATTATTTACCATCAGGAATTATGTAACAATTGTGTACCACAATAGTCTGTACTTCATGGATGTGTTCTCTTAAAATTGGTGCTTCAGCATACAGTATCTCACCTTCAATGCCTGGTGGTGTCCAGCTCCAGTGTGAATGTTTCAGCTTGTTGCTATTGCATCTATTGCTTACAGTTTGCCTAACACAGTTCTCACCCAGTGCTGCAGTGTTGATACTTCTATACTCTTTGGCTCCTACATATACACTCACCTTGTGATGATTAGCATATATGCTATTATTTTTAATTGTGTCTTTATAGATGTTGTCTAAGCTATAGGGCCCAATGTCACCATATCTACACATGCATAACCCACCAGCTCCATTGCCTCTTAGGTGTATGTCTATTCCCCACCATTCAAGCCAATCTTCAAAGGTGATCTTCCAAGGTATATTCCTGTAGCCTGCACTACTCTTCTGTGCTGAATACATGTCTCTATACAATTGGTCTTGTGCTGAAAGTTTAATTCCATTTGGTGTTCCTGCTGGTCTACCCATGTTAGTACTCCTATAAATTTTTTTTAAACCTCAATAAGGTTTATATTAGTATATCTTGTAATGTTAATATTATACCAGTAAGTGGCTTGCCCTACAGGATTTGAACCTGTGACCTACAGCTTAGAAGGCTGTTGCTCTATCCAACTGAGCTAAGGACAATTAATTACTTGGCTTCCCTTGGAGCACATGCATCCATCAAAGCTCTTACATGAATTTTCTTCTTCATGCTAGGACTGTCATACATACTTTGATCTTTGTATATGTTGTAAATTGTTTCTGCTTCATCCAGTGTAACATTATGATACATTGAAATAGCATATATAATGTTGTCAGCTCTGTTTATAGCCATAGTAGTAAGCCTACTACAAAAACTATAGCCCAAGCATATCTTCTTGGAAATCTCAGTACACTGTGTATTATTTTAAACATCTTTAACTCTCCTTAGTTATTATAACACTATTTATAGGCTTTGTCAAGAGTTTTAAATAAATACTAGTAGCAACTAATCATTGGGGGATGCTTGATTGTTAGAGAAGCCATTCATTCCTTGTTTTATGAGTGGCTTCTTGCTTATCTCTGTATACTAGTGTTTTAATTCTATGACTTTTTAATCTAGGTAAATACTATATAAATACAAACAAGGAGAACATATTATGAAATATATACCAACAGAAATATCAACTCTTATTAAGAGTTGTAACACACTTGTTCAATTAACTACACTATACTTTGGTGCTATTTGGACTTGGGCACTTTTCCAATTTGTAATGGATACTTTTAAAGTGTTTCTTACTGGATTAGGAGTAATGGGCTAATGAGTAATGCAGCAACATTTAATATGACACTTAACATAGGTTCAGACTTTACCAAAGCCTTTAAATTAAAAACACCTGGAACAACTAATATTACAAACCATACTATAGTATGCAAGTTTAAAAAAAGCTATCAAGATACTGCAACAACAGTAACAACCACAGTAACTAAAACAGATGCTAGTGCAGGAGACTTTACAATTAGTTTAACAGACACACAAACTAGAGCTTTAAAGCCAGGCACATATGTTTATGACATTTTAAGCACAGTTAGTAGTACTACTACTGCCTTAATAAGAGGCAAGGTACAAGTACTAAGTGGAGTAAGTCTATAATGCAATACCAGCCAGTAGAAGCAATAGGTGTAAGTGATGATAGTGATACTGTTACTACTGCAACAGCTAGTAATGAAACAACTATTACTGCTATTGCACCTGCAATATATACTATTACAATAAGCAATGATGGAGTTACAACTATCTCATGACAGTTATAAGAATCAATGGAAGTAGCACAGGCTATCAACCACAAGCTGCAGATATAGCTGGTGATATTGGGCTTAGTGAACTATCAGATTACAACTTGGGTGGCAATCTAAGTGGCTTGAACAGTCATGGAGTAGATGCTGTAACTTTTTTAAGTCTAGACAATGCACACAGCAGTGACAGAGATGTTAAGCTAAGTGTATTTGATTCAAGTCACCACCAGATAATTTTAACTGGAACAAATACAAACTTTGGAGCACAAAGAAAAACTGAGATAGGCTTTAAACAAGCTGATTCAAGCAGTGAAATCTTTCAAGGTATATTTGGCTTTAGACACAGAAGCAATGGTGCTGATGAATTTAGAATAGCACATCTAAGTGATGATGGTGACACAACCAAAAACATTTTAACACATGCTCAAAACTCAAGCACAGATTTATTTAATGGACATGGTGTGGCATTGTTTAATTTATTACAAAGCAAAGCTATATGCACAAAAAGATTAGATGTAACTGGTGTGCAAACTGAGCCACATACATTGTTTGTTAACACAGACATGTCAGCTAGTCTGTCAGATGATTTGCACAACAGCATGACTTGTTTCTTAGACTTTACTGGCACAACAATAAATGGAACTAGACAAAACTCAATTACATTTAGTATAGAAGATGATGGTGGTGCAAAGACAGTTGGTAAATTTAATGCTGAATACAACTCATCAGGTACCAATCAAAATAAAATGAAACTTATTGCTGTTGATAATACAAGCAGTAATCCAGTTAATGGACAAATAGATGTTAGTCCACTAAGAGGACAAGTAAATGTTCCTTGGAAACTAGCAAGTTATACTACTACTGAAAGGAATGCATTAAGTGTTCCAAATGGCAGTCAGATATATAATGAAACAACACATAAATTTCAAGGCTATGCAAATGGTGCTTGGGTAGACTTAAACTAAGAGGAAGTAACTTATGGAAAACAAGACTATTAATTTAGCAACAGAGGAAGATAAGGGCATCACTCAGGCAGAACCACAGGCACAAAAACTAGGCATTGACATTATGGCAACAAGTGAGGCAAGTGCTCACATACAAAACAAAGAATTTAACAAATCAATTACAGATGTTGCAAACATCAAAGCAGAGTTTGCACCAGAAGATACTAAGAAAGCTAAAGGCAGACCAAAAGCTGAAGTAGATGAAGAGCTACTATTTAAATTAGCTGAGTGTCACTGTAACTTGAATGAGATAGCTTATATATTAGGTGTTACAACAAATACAATTAAGAACAGATTTCAGCATGTGTATGACAGAGGTGCAGCAGCTGGAAAGATGAGATTAAGAAAAGCACAATACCATAAAGCAATTGAAGGTAACCCTGTAATGCTTATTTGGTTAGGAAAGAATATTTTGGGGCAGAAGGATGATCCTAGTACTGGTGAAGAAGACTTACCATTGCCATGGACAGATTAATTATGCCACATACAAAAGCAAAATTAAGAACAGATGATAGAGAGTGGATAGAAGTTACATCACAAAACACTGCTGATATAAAAGATCAGAGCAATGATATTAAACATATCAAAGGTGATATAGATAATATTAAAGGTGATATAGATAAAATCAAGTCCAATCATTTGTTTCACATAGAAAAGGATGTAGCAAAGCAAAGCAAGCTAATAGACAAGATGGATGCTAGACTTTGGTATATCTTAATTTTACTAGTTGCTTCTACAGCAATTTCAATGTTAGGGAAGGTAATGTAATTATGGCTTATAAGAAAAAGAAAAAGAAAACAAAGAAGTATAAAAAGTGATTAAACCACAACACTTAGATGCATGGAGATTAGTGCCAAGGGCACTAATCCTTACATATATGATTGTCTTCTATCAGACTACACAGTGGTTTATGCAGTTAGGAGACCCCAACAATGCACAAGCAGGTTTTGTTAGTGTAGTTATAGGGGCAGGTGCAGCCTGGTTTGGGTTGTATGTTAATAGTAATAAAGATGTTACAAAAACATCTGAAAATAAATATGAAAAGGTAAAATAAAATGAGTATACCAGTAGGCAATAAGGTATCTATTCTACCAGCAGGATTAGCATTAGCTGCAGGAAGAATAAATGATATTGAATTAAAAGGAACAAGTGGAATCAACCCAGTGGTTGGTGCTGCATTAGAAACAATTTGTACACAAGGTGGAATCAGAAATCTACTTAGTAGTGCAGAAATATTAAAAATTAAATCAAGTAGCACTAGTGATGCTAACAGTGGTTCAGCACATGCTAGAAGAGTTAAGATCAAGGGTATTGCAGCTGATGGTACAGTACTTGAAGAAAATGTTAACTTAAATGGAACAACAGCAGTAGTAACACAAGCAGCTTTTTTGCATGTTAATGATGTATTTGTAAACAAAGTAGGTGGTGGGTCAAACTTCAATGTTGGAACTATCAGTGTTAGCAATAATGCAGATGATGTAGTATTGTATGAGATTAAGCCAGGTGAAATGCAACAGCAATCAGCTACATTTACAATACCAACAGCACACTTTGGTTACATGACTAGTTTTGTTGCAACTGCAACAGGTTCATGCCAAATGAGTGTTTGGGTTAATAAACAACCAGCAGTATCTGGTGCATTTAAACAAGTGCTTACTACAATTGCAAGTGCAGGTGCTCCTGTAACTTATAACTTACCTAACCCATTCCAGATACCTGGTGGTGGAATAGTTGAGTTCAGAGCTAAAAGTTTAACTGGTGGCAATGTTATTGCAGCAGCTGACTTTCAATTGCTAATAGAAAAAGAATAGTTAATATGCCACTAACCCCCAATCAGACAATGGTGGCTGATGACAAATCAAGATTCAAAGTAGTATGTGCTGGAAGAAGGTGGGGCAAGAGTTATCTAAGTATTAGAGAGATGTGCAAATATGCAAGTAAACCTAATCAAAAGATATACTATGTTGCACCTACTTACAGACAAGCTAAAACTATTATTTGGGATGACTTAATAAAAAAGTTAACTGCAATTAGATGGGTAAAGAAAATTAACACAACTGAATTAACAGTGAAGTTAAAAAATGGTAGTAGTATTGCATTGAGAAGTGCAGACAACTATGAAAGTTTAAGAGGAATTAGTATAGACTTTTTAGTAATGGATGAATGTAGTGACATTGATGTTGCATGTTGGAGTGAGGTACTTAGACCAGCACTAGCAGACAGGCAAGGTCATGCAATGTTTATTTCAACACCAAAAGGTTTTAACTGGTTTTATGATTTATGGGCAGGAGCTAATGCTAACAAAGGTTGGGTTGGATATCAATTTACAACTATTGAAGGTGGCAATGTCCCAGAAGAAGAAGTAGAAAGTGCAAAAGCAGAGATGGATCCTAGGACATTTGAACAGGAATTTTTAGCCAGCTTTGTTAATTTCAGTGGACTTGTTTACTATGCATTTGATATAGACAGGAATGTTAAGGACCTGAAACCACAGACTGATACTAGAGATGTTTTACATATTGGGATTGATTTTAATACACAACCCATGTCAGCAGTGGTAGCAAATTGGGATGGACTTACAATGCATATAATAGATGAAATTGAAATAAGAAATAGTAACACATATGAACTGTGTAGTGAAATTAGTAGCAGGTATCCAAACAATAGAATTATTGCTTACCCAGATGCTAGTGGTGCAAACAATAAAACAAATGCCACCAACACAGATCATAACATATTAAGACAGTATAACTTTGCAGTTAAAACAGCTAGAACTAACCCTCTAGTTATTGACAGAGTTGCAAGTGTTAATACTGCTTTTTATAATAAAGTGGGTGAAACAAGATTAACAGTTTCTCCTAAATGCAAAGGTCTTATTAGATGTTTGAATAAACAGATATATAAGGAAGGTACAAGACAACCAGATAAGAGTTCAGGTGTAGACCACATGGTAGATGCACTTGGATATGTACTTTGGGGAAACATGCCTATTAAAAGACCAATGCAAAGAAGCACAGGGCCAGAGCTCTTTGCTCATTATTAACTGGATTTATAATGCCAATACTAAAGGCATAAATACATATAATGATAATATATTACCTAAAGGACAAACAAAATGAAAGCTGAAGACTTATTATCCACTCATACAGCTTATAATGGTCATGCATCAGAAGCTGACTTTTTTTATAGAAGCTATGTTGGTGGAAAACTTTATCAACAGGGTGAATATCTAACAAAGTATCTAGGAGAACAAAATGCTCCTGGTGATGCTTATGCAAAAAGACTTGCAGCCACACCTTTAGATAATCATGTAAAAACAACTGTAGACATATATGGAAGTTTCTTATTTAGAAGCTTACCAAAGAGAACACTAGGAAAACTAATTGAAGATCCATCAGTAGCAAACTTTATGATGGATGTTGATCAAAGTGGAACTAGCTTTAACACATTTATGAAACAGGTTACAGATATGGCTATGGTGTTAGGCAACATGTGGATCTTAGTGGATAAGCCAACATATGCAGCAAGCACACAAGCTGAACAAGAAGCTCTTGGAATTAAGGCCTATTGTTGTGCCTACACTCCACAAAATGTGTTAGATTGGAAATACAAGAAAAGCATTTCTGGCAAACTAGAATTAACTTACATTAAAGTTATTGAATATGAAGACAAAGATATATCACAAATAGCAGTATGGGCAAAAGACCATATACACAAATATACAGTATCAAGAACAAATGATGGTGAGTATGGTGATATAATTGAGGAATTCAAATATATAAACCCACTAGGCACAATACCATTTATTAACTATGCACCAATGCCAAGTCCAACACCTGGTATAGGATTTAGTTTAGTTAATGATGTAGCCTATGCACAAAAATACATTTATAACCTGATAAGTGAACTAGAACAAAACATTAGAATTAGTGGACACCCTAGTTTAGTTAAAACACCAACCACAAGAGCAAGTGCTGGTGCAGGTGCAATTATTGAGATACAGGATGACATGGACCCTGGTCACAAACCATATTTGTTACAGCCAAGTAGTGCAAGCATTGATGGAATACTTAATAGTATAGATAAGATTGTACACAGTATTCACAGAATGACACATACTAGTGCTGTTCAAATTATGAGGGGTTCCCCAATGTCAGGGACTGCTCTCAGTACAGAAAGACAACTGCTTCAGACAAAATTAGTTGACCTTAGTCATACTTTACAAGAAGCAGAATTACAAATTTGGAAGTTATGGTTTCAATGGATGAACATTGACCAACCAGCAGAATTTGATATTGAATATGCAGAATCATTTGATATCAGAGATGAACATTCAGATTTAGAACTCTATAGAAAAGCTATAGAAACTGTTCCACATGAATCATTTCAAAAGGAAATGCATTACATGATCACAGACATGCTTATTAAAGATGAGATGATTAGAGACAAAGTTATCCAAGGCATTGATATGAACCATAATATTGAAGGTGGAATGGGTGTTCAAACTTTTGAATAAATACATAGAAGGTAGTAACCCCCAACTAACTAAAGGAGATTGTTGATATGGAAACACAAAACACCATAGATGAAAACACTACAGCAGACACTGGGACTGTGGATAGTGGATTAGATGAAGCCCAGGTTAAGTCAAAGATGTTTAGTCAAGATGAACTTGATGGCATTTTGCAAAAGAGACTTTCACAAGCAACTAAGAAATTTAGTGAAATTGATCTAGATGAGTATAAGGAATTAAAAAGTCTAAAATCACAGCTTGAGGAAGAGCAACTTATCAAAAGAAATGAATTTGATAAAGTGTTACAGAAGACAAAGCAACAGAGTGCTAAAGAAGTCAACCAGCTTAGATCTGAATTACAGAAGATCAAAGTAGATGGTGCTTTAATTAGTTCTGCTAGCAATGCAAAGAGTGTAAACCCTGAGCATGTGGCACAACTACTAAGAAGCAATGTTAAACTTGCAGATGATGGAAGTATAACAATTATTGACTCAAGTGGAGGAGCTAGATTTACAGAATCAGGTGAACCACTAACAGTAGACTCTCTTGTAGATGAATTCTTAACAACCAATTCATATTTTAGAGTTGCAGGACCTAGTGGTGCAGGGTCACAAAGTAACACAGACACTAGATTAAGCAATGAGTTTGATCTTTCAAAACTTGATATGCACAATCCTGCTGATAGGAAAAAATACAAAGAACTAAAAGCAAAAGGTTTGTTGTAATATCATTAAACTTAACTTGAGGAAGAAAAGAAAATGGCAAATGGAAAATATGTAAGTGTACTTGATGTAGATGCATTAAGTGTACCAGTATTAGCTGCAACAGTGTTTGCAGCACAAGAAAGCTCACTATTTTTAGGTGGAGCAATGGTTCCTGTAATACAGGCACCTTCAGGACTACTACAAGTACCTGAATTAGCAGCAGTAACTGCTCAGACAATTAGTTCTGAAGCTAGTACTGGTGTAGACTTAGATGCACAAACTATTGGTGATACAAAGAATGCTATTGTTTGTGATTTAATTGCAGCAAGAGCAGTAGTAAGAGACCTTGGTAACATTGACCCAAATGAAATTGGTAGATTGTTAGGTAAGGGTGTAGCTACAGCATTTGATAAAACTGTATATGCAGCTTTAGATTCAGCAACAGCTTCAACAAATGATTCAGTTCCACTAACAGTGGATGACATGTTTGATGCAGCCAAGCAAATCAGAAGTGGTGGAGAAATGGGACAACTATATGGTGTTCTTACTCCAGCTGAAGGCACAAACCTAATGAAAAACATTGGTACTGCTGCTTATGCTGGTGGTGACTTCCAAAATGAAGCACTAAGAACAGGTTATGTAGGCAATATTGCAGGCATTATGTTGTTTATGTCTTCTAACATTACAACTAGCAACACAGCTGGTTACATTTTTGGTGAAGATGCAATGAGAATTGCTATGCAACAAAATGTTGATGTTGAGATTGGCAGGAGAACTGCTGCTGTGGGAAATGATGTTGTTGCTAGCCTTCATGCTAAAGCAGCACTTATTGATGCTACAAGAGCAGTTAAACTAATTAATGTTTAATTAATACTAGTGTGGGGACTTAGGTCCTCACACAATAACTGGAGATTTAAAAAATGGCATTTAGCACAAACAATGACTTAAATATATATGCACCAGAGGTTTTTGGTCAAGGAGTAGAGGACTGGAGCAATGAACTTGCACTAGCTGAAACAGATGTGATCAATCAAATCAAAATTAAATACTGGAACAAATATGAAAGTCCAAGTTTATTTGATTCAAGTAAACTTACTGCAACTCAATGGACAAAATCTACAGTCTATCAAGCATTGTATGCTTATATACTACCTAAATTATCTACATTCAGACCAGAGGGTGATCCTTTTCAAATGCAAATTTCTTTTTATAAAGAAAGATACAATGAAGAGTTTAATATCCAATTTGGTGTGGGAATAGAGTATGATAAGGATGGCAGTGGAACTGTTGAAGATAGTGAAATTACTAGATTCCAACAAGATAGGTTGTACAGATAATGTCTAGGGAAAATATAGTAAGTGAATTTGTAAAACAATTGAAATCAATGAACACAGTCAAATTGGGTGTTGTTCAAAGAGACCCAATAATTATTTCAGAATTACCAAAAACAGCTTTTCCTGCTGTTTATGTTGAGACAGTTGATGAGACTAGAACAAATATGACAATGGGAATCACAAGACTTAGACAAAGTATTATGGAAATTGCTTGTGTAATAGTTGTTGGTGGTCATGAAAGAGATAAACAAAGAAACTTAGTTATAGATGCTATTGAGACTCATTTGAGCCTTGATAAAACTCTAGATGGTAATGCAAAAGATTGCACCCTAACACAAATAGAACTAGTAGAGGTTGGGGAAACTGAACCTTATGCTAGTTGTAGAGCAGTATTCACAGTTGAATACTACTATAATACTTAAAAAGAGAGGTATACATTATGGCAACATATGCAGGACAAGCAGGAGCACTTCATTTCAATACAGCAGTTGGTCAATCAACTGGTACAAATGTAACTGAAGTAACTTCATGGTCAATCTCATCAGAAGCAAATGTTTTAGAAACATCAGCAATGGGTGATACTTTCAGAACTTTTTCCACAGGTCTAAAAACTTGGGAAGGGTCTGCAGATATTATCTGGACTGATTCAGCTGATTCAGGAAGTGTTGATACACTTTTTCAAGTTGGAGATACAGGAACAATTTTCTGTTATCCACTAGCATCTGATACAGATATGGTGATCAAAGGTGATGTTGTTGTTACAAGCATTGAATATACTCAGGACCTAGAAGATGTGATGAGAGCAAGTGTCTCATTACAGGGTACTGGTACATTGACTGTAGACAACAATTTAGCTTAATAAATATAATAAATGAGGATTGGACAGTGTCAAAAGCAGACAAAACAATAAAACAGTTACAGGCTGAGATTGGCACTGACCTTTCCAAATTTGTTAGTAACTATGTTACTACATTAAGGTCCACTACCCCCATAGCAACAGGTAAGGCTAGAGCAGGTTGGGTAAACACTTTTACAGGTGGCTCAATAGGCAATGGTGGAAATATGAAAATAGCTAGGAACCATGTTCCATACATTGGAGTTCTAGATACTGGCACAAGCAGACAAGCACCTAAGGGTATTGTATTGCCTGCCTTACAAAAAACAAGGAAAAAATAATATGCAAAATAAAGTATTAACTAAAGCAACAGCACATTTTAAAATAGCATTAGCTAGTGAAATGTCACAAATTGAAGTCCCTGAATGGGAAACTACAGTTTATTACAGACCAGCAATTACATTAGCACAACAAACAAAAGTACTAGAGTTTCATAACAAGGGTAAACTTGTTGATGCACTAGTAGAGACTTTAATTGTTAGAGCAAGACATGAAGATGGCAAGCCCATGTTTCAGTCTGGTGAAAGACAAATTATAATCAATGAAGTTGATCCAGATGTCCTTACAAGGATTGTTACTGAGATGAATGTTGGCAGTAATAAAGCTGAAGCTGAACTGGGAAACTAACACAAGACACAGAGATACTGTTCTTGTTTAGACTGGCAGAGCAACTTGGACAGACTGTGTCTTGGATAATGGATAATGTCAGTGTTATTGAGCTCAAGGGTTGGGCTAAATATTATGAGCACCAGGTAAAGGAAGCTAAGAAGGCAAAGCACAAAGGATCAAGGTAAATTATGGCAGACTATAACATTAACATTACAGCTAAGGATAACACCAAAAAAGCTATGGGCAGTATTAATACTGGCCTTGGTGGATTAGCAACTAATGCAGGAAAATTTAAAGCAGCTATTGGAGTTGCAGGTGCAGCACTGGCTGCCTTTGGTGTAGTTAGTAAAATAACTGACACCATTGATCAATTTGATGACTTGGCTAAGAGTGCAAGAGCTGCTGGAGCAATGGCAAGCAATGAAGCTTTTGAAGGCTTCCAAGTATTGCAAAAGGCTATGGGTGAAGCAGGCATTGATGCTGGTACATTTGATAGAGCCATGTTACAAACAACCACAAGATTAAAAGCTGGTACTGAAGGACAAAAATCATTTGCTAAGATAACAGATAAACTGGGTGACAGTTTATTAGACATGAATGGCAATCTTAAGAGTGGACCAGATCTACTTAAAGAAATGATGAATGCCTTAAATGCAGGTAAAATTACAACAGAAGAATTTGCCAAAGTAGTTGGTGGTAGAGCAGGTCCTCTTATTCAACAACAATTTGCAAGTCTTAACACAACTGCAGAAAAATTAGAAGAAACACTAACTGATGTTAAAGCCCACAGTAATATTGCTTCCAAGGAAGCTGTAAACAATGCTGAAGACTTTAATGATACAATGGGTAGACTATCAGAAGGTATGGGTCAGTTAATGACTGATGCTATAACACCTCTCTTGCCTATGTTAACAACATTAGCCAAAGACCTTCTTGCAAAGTTACCAGGATTTATTACAGATGTTAAAGCAGCATTTGCAGCCTTACAACCATGGATGAGTGCAATGGGTGCAATACTTACAGAAGTAGTTGTTCCAATACTTAAAGGATTATTTAATATTTTTGTAAAAGTCACAAGTGTAATGGGACCATTAATTGAGACAGCAATACCAGCACTGAAAGGTGCATTTCAAGCATTGGTATCAATTGTTGAATCAATTGTTGGATTCTTCCAAGGTGTAGCAACAAGTTTACAAAACATATTTGATAAGGCACAACAATTAAAAACTGGTGTTACTGATACATTCAGTGGCATGGCAGACAGTGTTACATCAAAAACAAAAGACATGGCAAACAAAGTAACAGGATTCTTTGATGGCATGTATCAAAAAGTTGTTGGTGGATCAATTGTACCTGACATGGTTGCAGGAGTACTAGCAGAGTTCCAAAAAATGCAGACAGGTATGGTGCAAACCAGTTCAGCAGCTACTACACAAGTAACTCAGGACTTCCAAACCTTAGGACAAACAATTGAACAGGACTTTCTTGGAACAATGGAATCAGCATTAAGTGATGGTAAACTATCACTAAGTGACTTTAGTGGATTTTTTAGTAACACAATATCAAGTCTTTTAACTGATGCCTTAAAAGGTGGCAAGGGTATTAGTAATATCTTTGGTAGCTTATTTGGTGGAGGTGGAGGCAGTTCAGGAGGAGGCATATTCAGTAGCATTGCTGGTTTATTTGGTGGTGGAGGTGGAGGTGGCTTCTTCTCAGGAATAGGAGACTTCTTTGGAGGCTTCTTTGCAGATGGTGGTTACTTAGGTGCAGGTCAAGTAGGTGTTGTAGGTGAAAATGGTCCAGAACTAATATCAGGTGGAGCTGGTGGAGCAACAATTACTCCAATGGGTGGTGCTGGAGCATCAGTCAATATAACAATACAAGCAATTGATACACAGACTGGAACACAATTTTTGCTTGATAACAAAAGACAAATTGAAGGCATAATCCAGAGTGCATTCAATAAAAGAGGAAAGGTGGGAATTTACTAATGGCAACACTCAAAAATTTATTTACATATCCAAACAATAGTGCAACAGATCATTTCAATCCAACTTACTATGGTGCTGTTATTAATGCAACACAAATAGAAACTGGACAAACATATTATATTAAAGTAGTAGGAGATCCAGCAACAAACTGGACAAGCATTGGTGCAGCTAATGCTAACATTGGTACATTTTTTACAGCTAATACTACAACACCAACAGGTGCTGGAACAGTTTATATTGCACAATCAGGCATACTTGGTAGATTTTTAGATCTTAAAGATGGTGATTACATTAGTTGGCCAGTAACTTATTGGGGCAGTACTGCAAAAAGCACACTAATTTCAAGTGCTAGTCAATACATTAACTATTATAATGATAGTAGTGCAGGCTACACAACTAATTTAAGTATGCATAGTTTTGTGGTTAACCCACTAACAAGATTTACAAAAACAACTTACAACAAAGACCTTGATGCTAGGTTTGCAAGAATCAATTCATCAAACAAAGCAATTTACAGAATACAAACTGAAGCACTAACAAATCTTGTAGATGGTGATAGAGTTGGTACAAGTAAACTAATATCAAGTTCAAATGGAACTGTTGCAGATGGTACTGGTGATTACTATGTTAAAAAGATTAGTGATCAATTTTATGAATTATACACAAACAGTGGATTAACTACTCCTTATGATGAAGGATTAAGTTATGTAAATCCTGCTAGACACCCAATCTTTATAAATGATGCTGGTGGTGTTAGATTGCTTATGCCACATGCTACTAATGCTGCTAACTCAGCTAGAACAGACTATTTTGCTAATTATAATGGTGATGCTAGTGCAAATGGTGCAGTAAAGTTTAGAAACAATAATGTAAGTACTGGCCAGCCATGCTTGACTAACACAAGTCAAGGTTCAATGAATAGTAATAATACTTCATTTTATGGAAACACAGAAGTTGTTGGATTATCTAATATAACTTTTCCAACTTCAGCCAATAGATATAAAAATGTAATATGGTATACAAGCAACAACAGAATAGGTAGTAACTTGGCTAGCCTGACTGAAGAATATTATGCAACACTCACAGTAGTTTTTGGTACAAACACTGGTAATACAGGACAAAGTTTAACACACAGCATTGCCCTGGGCAATGCTGGTTATAGTGCTGGAACCCAGAGTTCAATAGCTAATCTTAGAACTAAATTAGCACAACAACAAGATGTTGCCACAGGCTTTGGTACTAGTTTTGCTAGAATAGCTGTTTCAGGTGGAGCTGATGTTACTAACAGTGCTTTCCAATCTGCTAATGGTGTAAACATACCTGTAGGTGCAAGTCATCTTAGTGATATGAGTAACTTTTGGGTTATTGTGTATGATGCTAATAATGACACAATTAGAATATCTAGAATACTTGACAAAAGTTCATCAGGTACTAGCCATGAAGGTTGGAGAAATCTTACTGGTGGCAACACAACATTAACTATTAAAATTATTGATCCAGCACAACTAAAAAATGCTACAAATGATGTAACTGTTATGGTAGACTTAGACAATGAAGCAACAACAAGTCCACAACAAAGCATTGCAGAATCACATGGTTCAATTAGCACAGTTAACAAATTCTTTATAAGTGGCAAAACAGATATTTTACCAGGTATACACAAATACAGTTATAAAAATGCTACCAACCAAACAGCATTTGGTGCAACATGGGGTGGAACATATTATGAACCAGGTGGAACTATTCAAAACATGAGTACTGCCAACATACCAGAATTTCAACCTGTAGTAAATGGAGCTGGTTATTTAACAGGCTACCAAACACTAGGAGCATTTAGTAATGGTGTTGGTGGTATATGGAACAATGGCACAGAAGTATGGATGCCAGTAGTTAGTAAGGCAAGTGAGTATATAGTAAGAACTCCAACAGTTATTGAAAATGAAGATACTTTTGATACACAAGATTACTGGGTAGATACAGGCTTTGCTAGTGGCCAAAAAGAGTGGCCAACTAATGTTAGACCTAACAGTGCTAAGGTTACATACATACAACCAAGCACAAGTTCAGTATCACAGTCAGGCAAAAAGTATGTAAGAAGCAGTTCATTTGCCAAATACAAATTAGACTTGACATATCCTCCAATGTTAAAGGAAGACTTTGAAGAATTTAATAAAGTTGCACTAGCAGTCCAAGGACAAGCAATACCATTTTATGTAATGTTAGAATATGGAAACAAGCATATACTATGGAATAACAATTACACTGGAACAAGCATTGCTACTCAAATAAATACTAGTAATGCAGCTGGTTCAAGTGTTACCACATTTGGTGGCTTTGAAACTAATGAAGTAGATGCATTCCATGATGGTGAGCATGTTATATTTGGAAGCAACACTAATGGTAACCTAAGAAGTATTATTACAGAGCAAGATGCAAACATTTATGGTGAAGTTAAAGTTAGATTTAGTCACCCAGCAACTAGTACTACAGCTTTTGGTCAACTATGTTATAAAAATCCAGTTCATGCAATAGTTACACTAGCAGGTGATGAATTTGAATATTCAATAGATGAATTTGGCTACTACCTAGTAAATGTTTCAATGGATTTGGATGGATTTAAATAATGACAACATTAGCAGAGATTAAAGCAAGAACAGTAACAAGTTATTATGAACTTGTTAAAATAGAAGTAGGTGATGACTACTATGTTACTAATGCCCCATTTGATATTGTTCATTCAGGCAACACCTACATAAGTGCAGGTGCATTGCTTAGTTTAGACAGTATTGAAAACAACATAGATTTTGAAGTTCCTAAAATAAACATATCTGTAGCAGGTATTATTGACATAGCTGATGGTGATTACACACCACCCTTTGTGCAAACAATATTAGATATAGACTATGTAGACAGACCACTAACAATTTTTAGAAGTTACTTTGACCAAGGTACACAAATAGGAACAATGGAAGTATTTAAAGGACTAATTGATAATGCAAGTATTCAATATCAACCAAGTGGAACCACAGCAGTACAAATACAAGCAAGTAGTCATTGGATTACATTTACAAAGAAAAATGGTAGAAGAACCAACACCCCAAGTCAGCAAGTTTTCTTTGCAAATGATATAGGCTTAGATGGGTGTGCAGATGTACAAAAAGAGATAGTTTGGAAATGACACATTTAGAATTAAATAAGTTAGCAAAATACTTAACAGAAAAAAGATTTGCAAAGTTTGAACTTAGTGTAAATGATTGCAATACACTTGCAGTTGAATGGCATGATATTAGATATAACTCTAATAAAATGGCCAGCTTACTAGGACAGTATAAAAATAACAAACAAAGAATAAAATTTAGCAGAAACTTTATTAGTGCAACTACATGGTTAAAAGCCAATGGATATAAAGAAGTAAAAAGTACTAGAGATGGTGACATTATGATTATACCAAGTAAACATTACAGTGTAGCACATATTGTTTTTCATGGTGCAGCTCATACATTTGAAGAGGGCACTGGTCTCATAAGGTTAAATATAAAGAGTATACCAAAAGATGTATATACAATATGGAGACAGTAAATGGGTTTTGATCCAGTAAGTTTTTTCATTAAATTGGCAATACAATTTGTTGTCAGTTCTGTAATGAACAAAAAAAGCAACAGCAGCAGAGGTGCAAGTGGTGCCAATGCTAGTAGTAGTGTAATATTAAATAAAAGTTCAAGCAATGATAGTATACCAGTAGTTTATGGTAGAAGAAGAATTGGTGGTGTTAGAGCACACATGAGTACAACAGATGGTAGTGGTGGTGCAAGTGGTACAAACAATTTAAATATGGTACTTACTATTGGTGAAGGTGAGACAGGTGCAATTAAAAAGTTATTCTTTAATGATACTGTTGTTTGGGAAGCAGGTGTAAGCAGTGGAAGCACCACAACACTAAGCAGTGGTGGATTTAGATTAGACAACTACATAGAAACAAAATATGGTAGTACATATATTGCATATTATCCTGGAACAGCAGGACAAACAGTAGACACAACACTTCAAGCCAGTATTGGAGCAAGTGTTTGGACTGCAAACAGCAGACTAAGAGGCATAGCTTATCTAGCATTGAAGCTTCCATTTGATACAGATTATAATGGTGCAGCCCCAGAAGTTACAATAGAATTTGATGGTAAGAAAGTTAGAAAAGCAGATGCATTAGGCACAATAGTTAGTGGTGCAAATCAAAACCCTGCAGATGTATTACTGGATTACTTGGGCAATACTACATATGGAAAGGGCATACCAGATAGTGCAATAGACTTAACTAGTTTTGCTGCTGCAAGAACTTATTTTGATAACAGTGGTAGTCCTAAATTTAAAGTTAATGGATTCTTAGATACTAACAATACATTATTTGATAATATTGGAGACATAACTCAAGTTTGTAACAGTATGCTAATATACACTAATGGCAAATACAAATTTAAATTTCAAAAAGCAAATGAATCAAGCACATTTACTTTTACAGAAGACAATATCATAGGTGACTTTGATATACAACTTCCAAGCAAACAAGCAAAATTCAACAAAGTTATTCTTAGCTATGGTAACTTAGCTAAAGGCTACAATGATGATCAAGTAATTGTATCAAGTTCTACATTCCTAGGCAAAGACAATGCCACAGTATTGATTGGTGAAATGGAAAGTACAATGATTACTGAGGCAGCACAAGCTACACAATTAGCTACATGGACAATGAACAACAGTAGATTCCAAATGGGTGTAAATTTTATAGCAGCCCACAGTGCAATTGATGTTGTTGCAGGAGACATAATTAGTATTACACATCCAGTGATTGGATTTAGTGCTAAGAAATTTAGAGTAAATACAACTACACTACAGGAAGACAATACTATAGAATTTAGTGTGCAACAGTATGAGAGTAGCATACAAATTTAAGCCCCAAGATGTAGTCATTCTAGGTGGTTTAAAGCTTCAACAAGGGCTATATATAGTGTTTAAAAACTAATGGTGTGCCAACACCCCCAAACAGGTACATAAAATGGAAATAAGAACAGAAGAACAATTAATAAGTTTAGTAACAAATCTAAGTAAAATCTACAACCTACAAGAAAGAGGTGTCAAGATGGCAATGGTATGGGATGAAAAGCCTCCACCACTTCCACACTGGACTAAACTCTTGGGCTACACATTAGAAGCTAATTGGGATGGACAATGGATAATAATTACAAACATGTGCTTACCATTTAAAGCATGGGTTAGAGCATCCAATCCAAAAGTACACTACACATGGACAGTATGTACCAATCCCTTTGGTACTAGAGAACTTAATGATAGGAGGTTGCCCAGAAGATGGAACTGCCAATTATTTAAAGACAATCCATTAGACTTAGAAATAAGAGAACAAAAAAAGACCTTAGAAAGATTTAACTTTATTCTCAGATGATAAATAATATTAGGAAAGAGAAGTACCATATACTCCACTCAATAAGGTATTCTACCTTATTATGTTGTGTGTAATGATATTGCTTAATATCTTCTACATTTAAGATTCTCCAATCAAATATGTTATGGACTTCTCTTTCCTACCTTTATTGATCAAAATAGAGTACTTAAAAGCCCACTTAGTCACTTTAGTGGGTTTTTTCTTGACTAAA